TAGGTCTGGTGTTACTAGAACATTTTACATATCTGTTTATGGTGGTGGTAACACATCTTGGAATCTTTAATACAATAATTACGAGGAAAATAACATGTCTTTAACTTATGCAATAGATAAATTTGAAATAGATGGAGAAGATGCTACTAAAACTTTAATTGGTTTTAGAATAACTGATTCAAGCAATAATGTTTTTATTATTGATAAAAAAGTTACTACAGGTTCTAATTCAGATGAACAATTAGTGACTGCTGCACAATCAGCAGCACAATCTGAAATAGATGCTTGGGTAGCTTCACGAGCTAATGTTGGTAAAATTTGGAATCCTGATACCAATTCTTTTCAAGAAGAAACTGAATAAAATAAATGGCTAGAAGTCAACCATACGGTTTTGCATGTTCAGGAGGATTAGTAGATAGTGCTAATCGTTTTGACTTATTCAAAGCTCCCGGAGTAGCAACTACACTAAGAAACTTTGAAGTTGCTGTAGAGGGTGGTTACAGAAGAATAAACGGTTATAGTTTATTTGGTGGTGGTAGTTCTGCTAGACCTAACTCTTCTAATCAGATATATGGATTGTTTGTCTATGCTGATGGAGTAATAGCTGCAAGTGGTAGTAATATTTATTTTAGTCAAGACGGAACTAGCTGGTTACAAATAAATAAAGCAAGTGTAGCAAGTAGTGGTGATAATCATACTGCATTTACAGGTAGAAGTGCACTTAGTTTAACATCACCAGCTCAGTATAGTTTTGCACTATACGAAGGTACATCTGTTTATGGTGAACTAGTTATGACAGATGCAAGTGGTAGTAATAAACCATTTTTATTTAAAATGACTGGTACAGATTCAGATATTACTAATAGAACATTTTTTGCTAGTCAGATAACAATAAGCGGTAGTACGACTGCAAAGTTTTGTACAATACACGGAAGACGCTTAGTAGTTGCAGGAGACCCGTCAACACCAAACACAGTTTACATAAGTGCTGTTAATGACATAGATGATTTTACTGGTGGAGTCTCAATAACATTAGAAGACCAAATAGTAGGTCTTAAAAGTTTCCGTAACGAATTATTTATATTTTGTAAAAACTCTATCTTTAAATTACAAAATGTTGACAACTCATCAGCTCTACAAGTTGTACCAGTTACTAAAAACGTGGGTTGTTTAGACGGACAGAGTATTCAGGAATTTGGTGGTGACCTAATCTTCTTAGCTCCAGATGGATTAAGAACAGTTGCCGGTACAGCAAGAATTGGAGATGTGGAGTTAGGCACAATAAGTAAAGCTATTCAGCCACAGATAAAACAGATAGCAGATAACATTGACACTTTTACAATTAGTAGTGTCGTATTAAGAGATAAGTCACAGTACAGATTATATTACGGTAAGTCTAGTCAAAGTGACTTAATACAAGAAGGAATTATAGGAACACTAAGACCTGAAGGTTGGCAGTGGTCAGAAACAAGAGGTATTGAAGCTCCAGCAGTTACTTCTGGTTTTACAAACACTGGAGTTGAAAAAGCATTTCACGGTGACTTTGCAGGATTTGTTTATAACCATGATACAGGTAACTCATTTAACCCTGCAGGAACTGAAAGTGATATAGATGCTCAGTATACAACACCTGACATTGATTACGGTGATTTAGGTATGCTAAAAACTTTACAGTATCTAAAAATATCTTTTAGTCCAGAGAATGATGCTACACCAACAATTAGGGTTAGATACGATTTTGAAAGTACGGATACACCACAACCTGCTGATATTAGTATAGGAACTGTACCGTTACCATCACTCTTCGGTAGTGCTGTATTTAATACTAATACTTTTGGTGCAGGAGAACATCCAACAGTGAGAACAGCATTAACAGGAAGTGGACATAGTAATAATTTTAGTATTTTTACAAAAAACACAAATCAACCGTACATTATAAACGGTTTGTACATAGACTACGTACCGTCAGGAAGGAGATAATAAATGGCTCAAAACTACACTAGACAAAGTTCATTCAGTGATGGGGATACTATTACTGCTGCGTTATTTAATAACGAGTACAATCAATTAGTAAACGCATTTGCCTACTCATCCAGTAGTGCAAGTTCTACAGGTCACAGACACGATGGTAGTGCTGGACAAGGTGGTAATATATTTAAAATTGGTGACTTAGACTTTTTAAACAAAATAGAAGTTGATAGTACAAATAATAGATTAGGATTTTATGTAGAAGTTTCATCTTCAGCAGTAGAACAAATAAGAGTACAAGATGGTGCTTTAGTACCTGTTACAGATAGTGATGTTGACATAGGTACAAGTTCTTTATACTTCAAAGATGCATTTATAGATAGCATAACTACAACAGGTAATGTTGCTGTAGGTGGTAACTTAACAGTAACTGGTACGACTACTTTTAACGGTGGTACTATTACTATGGGTGATGCTGCTACTGATAACGTAGTCTTTGGAGCTGATGTAGACTCAAGTATTATTCCTGATGACGATGACACTTATGATTTAGGTAGTGCTTCACAACAGTGGAGAAATATTTTTATAGATGGTACTGCTGAAATAGACACTCTTGCTCTTGATGGTACAACAGTAACTTCAACTGCTGCTGAGTTAAATATTTTAGACGGAGTAACAAGTACTGCTGCAGAATTAAATATTCTAGATGGTGTCACATCAACTACAGCAGAACTGAACATACTTGATGGTGTTACTTCAACCACAGCAGAATTAAATATTCTTGATGGAGTTACTTCAACTACTGCCGAGCTAAACATACTTGACGGAGTTACTGCAACTACTGCTGAACTTAACATACTTGATGGAGTTACATCAACTGCAGCAGAGTTAAACATATTAGATGGAGTCACTAGTACTGCAGCCGAACTAAACATTCTTGATGGGGTTACCGCAACTGCAGCAGAAATAAATGCACTTGATGGGATTACATCAACAGTTACAGAATTAAATATTGTAGATGGTAATACATCTGCTACATCTACTACACTTGCAGATGCTGATAGAGTAGTAGTAAATGACAACGGTACTATGGTACAAGTTGCCTTGACAGACTTTGAAACTTACTTTGAGTCTGCCCTTGATACACTTTCAAATGTTACAACTGTAGGAGCACTAAACGCAGGTAGCATTACAAGTGGCTTTGGAGCTATAAACAATGGCTCATCTGCTATTACAACTACAGGTACAATTACTTACGGTTCTTTATCAGATGGTACAATAACTGTTACAGCTTTTGTAGATGAAGATGACATGTCTTCAAACTCTGCAACGCTTATACCAACTCAGCAATCTGTTAAAGCTTATGTAGATACACAACTAACTGCAGAAGACTTAGATGTAACAACTGATAGTGGAACTATTGCGATTGATTTAGATAGTGAAACTTTAACTATTGGTGGTACATCTAATGAAATAGAAACATCTGCTACAGGTAATGCAGTAACTATAGGTATACCGGCTGCTGCTCAGATTACAACTTCACTAGGAGTTGGTGGTGGTTCTACTAATGGAGTACAGATTTCTCAAGGTGCTATAGCTATTAAAAATGGTGGTACTCAGTCATATATAGATTTTTATTGTGAGTCAAACAATGCACATAGAGCAAGATTACAAGCACCAGCACATGCTAATTTTAGTGGTGATATTGTTGCTACACTTCCTGCAACTACAGGAACACTTGCATTAACTTCAAGTGACATCACAGGTAATGCAGCTACAGCTACAGCGTTAGCAACTGCAAGAACTATTCATGGTGTATCTTTTGATGGAACAGCTAATATAGATTTAACAGAAGTTGTCCAAGATACAGTAGGAGCTATGTTCTCAAGTAATACTGAAACAGGTATTGCAGCTACTTACGAAGATGGTGATGGTACTATAGACTTAGTTATAGGTTCTGGTGTCATTACTAATGCTATGTTAGCTGGTTCTATAGCTAATTCAAAACTAGCTAACTCTAGTATAACTGTAAGTGATGGTTCTAATTCAACAGCTACTGCTTTAGGTGGTACTATTACATTCTCAGGAACTTCTAACGAAGTTGAAGTAGCAGAAAGCTCTGGAACAATTACAGTAGGATTACCTAATGATGTAACAGTTGGTAATAATTTAACAGTCTCTGGAAACTTAACAGTTTCTGGTACAACTACACAGACTGGTCCAATAGTATCTGATGATAACTTCACAGGGCTTTTAAATTCTAACACAGGTAACTCAAGTGACTTTGGATTCTTTGGTAAGTATGTAGAGTCAAGCACTACTAAGTTTGCAGGTTTATTCTTTGATGCTTCTACAGATAATACATTTAGATTATTTACCGATACGCAAACAGAGCCGGCTGCTACAGTAAATACAAGTGCTACTGGTTATGCTGCTGCTAATTTAGTTACTGGAGGAATCACAGCAACTACAGGTACATTCTCAGGTGCTGTTTCAGGTACAACAGGTACATTCTCTGGAGACTTAGCAGTAGATACTAATGTTTTAAAAGTTGATACTTCTAATAATAGAATTGGTATTAATCAAGCTTCACCAACAGTTTCAATAGATGCTGGTTCAAATACAGATGCTATTTTAGTTCCTGTAGGAACAACTGCACAAAGACCAAGTGGAGCAGCAGGACAATTCAGGTTTAACACTACTCTTGGAAAGTTTGAAGGACATAACGGAACTAGCTTTGGTGAGATTGGTGGCAGTAGTGGTAGTGGTGGTAGTTCTTCTGCTTTTTCTAAAAATACTTTTGCAGGAGATGGTTCTACTACAGCCTTTACACTAAATACAAGCATGACCAATGAAGATGGTCTAATAGTATTTATAGATGGTGTTTATCAAGCTGATAATGTTTACTCAGTTTCTGGCACTACTTTAACTTTTGCAACTGCTCCTGTTAACAGTAGAGTTATAGAGGTCTTCCAATTTGAGGGTGGTATTGTTGGTACAGCTCCAACTGTAGACACTATGACTGGTGATGGTTCAGATACTACTCTAGCATTAAGTACAACTCCTTCATCTGAGAATCAAACATTTGTAACGATTGATGGTGTTGTTCAACATAAAGACACTTATTCAATATCGGGTAGCACACTAACATTCAGTGCTGCTCCTCCTACTGGTACAAAAGTAGAATGTGTAACATTTAGTAATGTAGCTGTAACTACTTTTGAAGACGCTGATGGCGATACTAAGATACAAGTAGAAGAAAGTTCTGATGAAGATACTATTAGAATGGACATTGCTGGTACTGAGGTGCTAACACTAACTAATAGTGCTATGACACTTAAAGGTACTACACCTACTATTACGATTGGTGATGGTGGTGCAGAAGATACTAAGATTGTTTTTGATGGCAATGCTCAAGACTACTACATAGGGCTAGATGATTCTGCTGATGATTTAATAATTGGTAAAGGTTCTACAGTTGGTACGACACCTGCTATAGCTATAAATGAAAATGAAGATGTTTGTATAAATGGTGGTGTGTTTGCACTCGCAGGAGGAGCTTCATCTTATGGAAACTTAACTATAAATGGAGCTTCAGGTGGGATTTTAGAGTTTGCTAATGATGGAGTTTTACAAACAATTATTCAATCAGTAGATACATCTATGCAAATAATCCATATTCCAAGTGCACCAATGTTGTTTGGAACAAATAATACTGAAAGAATGCGTATTGATGGTTCTGGTAATGTTGGGATAGGAACTAGTAGTCCAAATGCTTACACAAATTATACTGTGCTTACTATAGATTCGCCTTCATCTGGAGTTGGTTCAGTCATAGATTTAGAATATAGAACTGATAGGTCATTAACCATGTTTAGTGAATCAAGCCTGTCAACTATAAGAGAAGTCAGAAATTATCCACTAGCCTTTGGAACAAATAATACAGAAAGGATGCGTATTGAAGCAGATGGTGGAGTAGCCATTGGAGATACAACTTGTGTCTATACTTTAGAAGTTCATGGAACGACTATTTTTAGAGGTGCTACTTATACAGGTGGTTCTGCTATGCCACTTGCAGATAATACTTATGACTTAGGACATTCCTCTTACAGATGGGATGATGTTTATGCTACAAACGCAACAATACAAACTTCTGACCAAAATAAAAAGAACACTATTACTAATAGTGATTTAGGTTTAGATTTTATAAACAGATTATCTCCTAAGTCTTACAAATTAAATGGTGGCACTAGAACTCACTATGGGTTGATAGCACAAGATGTTGAAACTGTTTTATCAGATATAAGTAAACCTACAGCAGACTTTGCAGGGTTTATTAAAATGATACCTGAAGAAGAAGCACCGAAACACGAAGAAAATCCTAATACAGAAACTACATACGGATTAAGATATGGAGAATTTATTGCACCATTAATAAAAGCATTACAAGAGGCAGATGACAAAATAGAAGCTCTTACTGCAAGAATAGAAACTTTAGAGGGAGGAGAATAATATGGCACTTACAAAAGCTTCATTAATTGATGTAAACGGACAAGAGATTATTTTAGATGCTGATGCAGATACTAGTATAACTGCTGATACTGATGACCAAATAGATTTTAAAGTTGGTGGAACTGATAGATTATCTTTAAAATCCGATGGTAAATTGTCTGTTACAGAAATAAATCATATTACATCTGGAACTTTAGAAATTGGTAATGGCGATGAAAAACAATTATTTGATGCTACAGAGCAAACTATAGAGTTTCAAACTGCTGATACTGAAAGGATGCGTATTTCTGGTGACAATGTTTTAATTAAAACTACAAGCGTAGAACAAAATTCAGGTTCAGGTGTCAAATTTATTAATACAAGACTTTACATGGTTAATGCTCTTACAAGTGGAGAACAAATTTCATATTATGGTAATGGTGGTTATAAATACTATGTTGGTGTGGATGGAAAAATTCATAGTGCTTTTGGTCAAGCGGTTTATGCTGTTTCTGATGAAAGACTTAAAGAAAATATAAGAGATTATGATAAAGGTTTGGCAGATATTGTTAAATTAAAACCTAGACTTTTTGATTGGAAAGAAGGTGAAGGTAGTAATAAAAAAAATGTTTCTGGTTTTATAGCACAAGAATGTGAAGAAGCAGGTTTTGATGAGTTTGTAGGAGATTTTAAACACGATACTCTAGCTGATGCAAAATCTTTTGGTCAAAGTGGATTAATACCTGCACTTGTAAAAGCAATACAAGAACAACAAGAACAGATTGAAGCTATGCAAGCTGAAATTAATACCCTAAAAGGAGAATAAAATGGCAATATCATACACATGGGATGTAAGTACAGTTGACACTTATCCTACAAAGGATTCTAAGTCCGATGTAGTGCACAATGTTCACTGGAGATTAACAGCTACTGATGATAGTAACACTGTAAAAGATATGGAT